TAATTATTTTTTAACTAATGCTGAAACATTTAATTTAGATGCAGAAGGCACTGCAGCTTGGGATACATATGCTGCTAATGATGAAAGTTTAGCACTTACTACAGAAGAATACGGCGCATGGGGTACTAGCGCATCACTCGCTGAAACATTTAGTATAAGTGAAGCGGTATCTTCTATAGTTACATTTTTAGCAGACCGCGAAGAAGTTGCTACGTTAACTACGACTGAAAGTGCTGGCGCTACTTTTGTAGGTGTAACAACAGAAATAACTACTTTAACAACTACTGAAACAGGTCAAGCAGGCTTTGTAGGTGTGGAAGCAGAAGCAATAACATTAACAGATACCGAATCAGCCCAAGGTGACTTTGTAGGCGCAGTAGCTGAAAGTACTACGTTAACTGACGAAGAGTTAGGTAATGCTGATTACTTTGATTCAATCACTGAAGCGTTTGCTTTATCTGATGAATATACAGGCGGATTTACTTTCTTTACTACGGTAGATGAAACAACAACGTTTAGTGATGCCTATAGCGGCATTCGAATGGTTTATGCAACGGTTGCAGATTCAACAGGACTTACAGATACTTATATAGCAGTAGGTACTTTTAATCCAACTGTAGCTGAGATTATATCTATTATGGATATGGTTTGCGTTGCGGGTTGGTTTGCAATAAACGATTCACAAACGCCTAGTTGGGTTGATATTAACGATGCTCAAACACCGACTTGGGGCACAATACCTACTACTACACCATGTAGTTAGGTTATAATACGAATATATAAAAAGGACGATTTATGGCAAGTACCTATAGTGATTTAAAGATAGAACTTATCGGGACTGGTGAGCAATCAGGTACCTGGGGCACCACTACGAATACTAATTTTAGCACTGCAATATCTGAGGCTATTACAGGTTCTGCTGATGTTGCCTTCTCAAGTGCCGATGTTACTTTAACGCTAACTAATACAAATGCTGCTCAAACTGCACGTAATTTAAGACTTAATCTCACAGGTACTTCAGGCGGTGCTCGTAACTTAATTCTAGGTTCAGGCTGTCAAATTGAGAAATTTTACCTTATTAACAATGGCTTAGCAGATGCAGTTATAGTCAAAAATACAACAGGTTCAGGTGTTACAGTGCCTGCTGGTACGGCGATGTTGGTCTTCAATAATGCCGTTGACGTTGTTAACCCCCTTACTTATTTTACAGGTACAGTAGTAACTAGTTCAGCTACAATCACAGGCGGTACGATTAATAATACAGCCATCGGTGGAAGTACCGCGGCAGCAGGTGCATTTACTACATTAGCAGCTTCAGGTACTTTAGGTGTGACAGGAAATACAACCTTATCTGCTGACTTATCTGTTAATGGAAACACTACACTTGGTAATGCATCTGGTGATACAATAACACTTAATGCGGCTACCGCAAACGTACCTAATAATTTAAACTTTAGTGGTACAGGTACTATTAGATTGCCTAATGGTACAACAGCAGAAAGACCTAGTCCGACTGCGGGTATGATCCGTTATAATACTACAGAAAACACTTTTGAAGGTTATGCTGCGGGTGCTTGGGGGTCTATTGGTGGTGGCGCTACAGGTGCAGGTGGAGACCAAGTATTCTACGAAAATGAATTAACAGTAACAGCAAGCTACACTTTAACAACAGCAAGAAATGCAATGTCTACAGGACCCATAACAATCAATTCAGGTGTTACCGTGACAGTTCCAACAGATCAACGTTGGGTCATATTATAGGAGAAGTAAATGGCACAAATTATTTTAGATTCTAGTAATAACTTAATACAAGGCGATTTTGATAACGCCACGTTAAACAATCGTACTAAGTTACAAACCACAACTACTAATGCTACGACTAACGTCTATGTAGTTCCAAACGGTTCTGCAACGTCAGCAGGGGTTTCAGTCTCTAATGCCGCTGATCCTACCAATGCATCTAAGATCACAATCGCTACAAACGGTTCAACAGATACACAAATTATTTCTGGTATTAATGGTACAGGTTCTTACTTGCCAATGAGCTTCTACGTAAACAACGCATTAGCTTTTCAATACGGTACAGCAGGACAATTAAAAGTTGGAGCAGCAGCTGCAGCGGGTACATCAGGTCAAGTATTAACATCAGGTGGAGCAAGTGCTGCACCAACATGGACTACAATTTCTTCAACACCAACAACTGCTCAAGTATTAACTGCAACTGCTGGTGCAACTGCTGGAGCGGTGGGAACTTATGCTTTTCTTAGACATACTATAACCGGAGCTGCTGTTTCAGCGGGAACTGATTATGCTGGAAGTGATTTTTTATTTTCTGGACTTGGACCTGGAACGGCAGCTTCCACTTCAACAACAACAGGGATATCAGGAAGCGCTCCTTCTGGAACATGGAAAGCGATGGGAACAACAACACCCTTTAGTGGATCATATTATGCAATAACATTATTTTTAAGAATATCTTAATAGGAAAAGAAAATGAAACTAAATTTAAAATATGCAAACAATGCTAAATGGGCAAATAAAGAACATACATTAATAGATGTTGTTGCTCGTTTTGAAGAAATTAATGAAGACGTTCCTTTTACTGCTAATCCTAATGATACTGAAGAACATGGTCGTGATATATATGCAAAAGCAAAAGCTGGTGAATTTGGTGTAATAGCTGAATATGTAGCTCCACCACCTTTACAAGATCCACCAGCGCCTACAAAAGAAGAACTCTTGGCTAAACTTCAAGAACTACAAACACAAATAGCACAACTAGGAAAATAAAACATGTCCTCACTCATTTTAGGCGGAGATACCTCAGGAACCATAACGTTAACAGTGCCAACCGCGGCTGGTACAAATACTATCACGCTTCCAGCGTCTACCGGTACTGCGATCACTACAGCGTCTACATCAGGTATACCTAATACAATCAACTGGACAACAGTACAGACATCAAGTGTGAGCCCAGCGGTAGCAGGTACAGGTTACCCAATGAACACAACAGCCGGCGCTCTCACCGTGACATTACCAGCAAGCCCAACAGCAGGTAACTTGATTTCCATAGTGGACTACGCAGGAACAGCAGCTACAAATAATATAACGATCAATCCAAACGGCTTAAAAATAAACGGAAGTACATCTAATAGAGTTATTTCTACAAATCGCGAAGCAATTAATTTAGTTTATGTAGACGCTACTCAAGGCTGGCTTGCTTACGCTGACGTATATTCAACAACAGATCCTTTACCATTTCCTACATACACAGCTTCTTATTTATTAGTGGCTGGTGGTGCTGGTGGAGGCGGTGGTGGTGGAGGTGGAGGTGCTGGTGGCTATATTACTGGTACAACAACATTCCAAGTGGGTACTACTTATACTGCGGTTGTTGGAGGCGGCGGAGGCGGAGGTGCAGCAAGTCCAACTAATGGTGTAGGTGGTGCAGGTACACAAACAACATTTACAGGATTGACTACTGCCGTTGGTGGTGGTGCGGGCGCAGGATTTGCTGTTGCTGCTACATCTGGTGGATCTGGTGGTGGTGGTGCCCCCGGTTCTACTCCAGGCGCTTCAGGAACACCTGGTCAAGGAAACGCTGGTGGTGCTGGTTTAGGTGGCTCTCCTTATAATGGTGGTGGTGGTGGTGGTGCAAGTAGCTCTGGCTCTACAAGTCCAGCGGGTAATGGAGGTAATGGTACAGCTTCTTCAATTACAGGAACTCCTGCTACTTATGCGGGTGGTGGTGGAGGAGGATCTAATGGTGCTGGTGGGGGTATAGGTGGTACTGGTGGTCCAGGAACCCCTGCAGTTAGTGGAGGAAATGGTACAGCTTCTCCTGGTACGGCTGCTACAGTTGGTGTGGCTAATACAGGTGGTGGAGGCGGTGGAGGTACTTCACAAAATGCTCCTAATTCAGGCGGTGCAGCGGGTGGTTCAGGCGTAGTCATACTTTCTGTTCCCACAGCTAATTATTCTGGTACGACAACAGGTTCACCTACAATTACAACATCGGGTAGTAACACAATCATTAAATTTGCTTCTACTGGTTCAGGAACTTACACAGCATAATGGCTTCTTTCATTGTTTACGGTGACGCGTCAGGTCAGGTTACAGTTAAAGCTCCTGCAGTTGCAGGGACAAACACAATCACGTTCCCAGCTGAAACAGGTACACTTTACACAACAGCATCAACATCGTACCTAGCAGGTCAAATCGCATGGAACACAACAGTACAAACGACAGGGTTTACAGCGGTAGCGTATGGTGGTTATTTTTGTAATACAACATCTGCAGCGTTTACAGTAACACTCCCAGCAACGCCAACACGTGGTCAGTTTGTAGTCATTGTTGACTATGCAGGAACAAGTGCTTCTAATAATATAACTGTAAGCGGCGGGAGTGAAAAAATAAATGGTGGAAGTAGTAAACTTCTTCAAACAAATAGACAAGGCATTACATTTACATACATTGACTCAACCCAAGGTTGGTTGGCTACAAGCAACGTTTATGGGGGTTCAACACCTTTTATTAATGCACCTTATACAATTTCTTATTTAGTAGTTGCTGGTGGTGGTGGTGGTGGTTTTGGAAATGACTCTGGAGGTGGGGGTGGTGCTGGTGGATATTTAACTGGAACTGCTACATTTAATTCAGGTACGGTTTATACAGCAACTGTAGGAGCGGGAGGATCTGCGGGTACAAGTACTACAAGTTCAAGCGCAAGTAATGGATCAACTTCTTCTATATCTGGATCTGGATTAATTACAATATCTGCTACTGGAGGTGGCTATGGAGGTGTAGGTGGAGTAAATAATTCTAATGCTGCTGGTAGCCCAGGGGGTTCAGGTGGCGGAGAAGGTGGCGGACATTCTGTTGCTTTTAGCGCTGGTTCAGGGACACCAGGACAAGGTAATGCTGGAGGTATTGGATTTTATTCTGCAAGTTATGGATCAGGGGCAGGGGGCGGAGCTGGCGCTGTTGGCGGTGCTGGGGCTTCAACCGCTTCTGGAAATGGTGGTACTGGATCTTCTTCATCTATAACAGGAACTCCTATTACATACGCTGGAGGTGGTGGTGGGGGAAATGGTACTGCTGGAAGGTTTGGTGCTGGCGGTTCAGGTGGTGGAGGAGCTGGAGGAAATGCAAATGTAACTTTACCTGTTGCTGGAACTGCTAACACAGGTGGTGGCGGTGGCGGTGGAGGATATTATAGCGCGGGCAATCCATCAAATAGTGGTGCTGCAGGTGGAAGTGGGGTAGTTATTATCTCCGTACCTACTGCAAGCTATACAGGCACCGTAACAGGCTCTCCAACAGTGACAACAAGTGGGTCTAATACTATAATTAAATGGACTACCGCAGGTAGTGGAACTTACACAGCATAGGATATAATATGGCTAAGATGACTATAGAAGAACTTATAAAAGAATTTAGTAACGAACAAGGTTTTCAATTTGGTATTGACATTGTGATGAAGTCATTAAGACCAGGTGCACTTTACGGCTTATCAGCCTCTGGAGGTACTTTTGAAATCGTATCGTGGGATGAGAGTAACACAGAACCTGCACCGTCATCACAAGAAATACGAGATGAATATATTCGTCACCAAACCATTAAAGAATTTATAGATGTTTTAGAACAAGCAAAACTAAACAAGAAAAACAAAATTAGGAGATCAGCATAATGGCTATTACAATTAACGGAACAACAGGGATAGACCTTAGTGGTACTACAACAGGTATGGTCGAAGCCTCATGGACAACGGCTGGTCGTCCAGCAACACCTAGTACAGGTCAATTTGGATTTAATACAACTTTAAAATGTTATGAAACTTATAGTGGTACAGCATGGGTAAATGCTTCTGTATGGACAACTGCTACTCGTCCTGCTTCTCCTCCTACAGGGTTTTTTGGATACAACACAACAACAGGTCAAATAGAAGTTTATAACGCTACTTATGCTAATTGGTCAAATGCAGGTACAACAGGAGCTATTTATACCGCTTCCTATTTATTAGTTGCTGGTGGAGGTAGTGGAGGCGGAAGTACTGGAGGTGCTATAGCAGGTGCTGGAGGTGCTGGAGGTTTAGTTACTGGAACTACCTCATTATCAGTAGGCACGGTTTATACAGCCGTAGTTGGCGGCGGTGCATCTGCCCCTGCTGTAACAGTGTCAGGAACTCAAGGTTCTAGCTCTACATTTACAGGATTAACTACAGCTTTAGGTGGTGGTGGTGGCGCAATATTTCCTAGTACTCCTTCTGCAACTGGTGGTAGTGGTGGATCAGGCGGTGGTGGCGGAGGTGGTGCACCAGGTCAAGGTCCAGGCGGAACAGGTACTCCTGGTCAAGGTAATAATGGGGGTAATGGTTCACCAAGTGCTACAGCTTATGGTGGCGGTGGAGGTGGAGGTGCTGGGGCAGTTGGAGCTGTAGGAACTGGATCAGTAGGTGGCGCTGGTGGCGCTGGAGCTGCAAGCTCAATTACAGGTACTCCAGCTATTTATGCTGGTGGAGGTGGCGGCGGAGTTTATAATGCTGGTACAGGCGGTTTAGGAGGTCCAGGTACTCCAGGTATTTCAGGGGGTAATGCTACAATTAATTCTTCTGGATCAGCTGGGATAGTAAATACAGGTGGTGGTGGTGGAGCTGCTGCTGGGGCTTCAAATACATATGTTGGCGGTGGTGGTGGTTCAGGCGTTGTAATTCTTTCCGTACCTACAGCTAATTACTCAGGTACAACTACTGGTAGCCCGACAATCACAACTAGCGGATCTAATACAATCATCAAGTGGACCACTGCTGGGTCTGGTACATACACAGCTTAATTTTAAACAAGGAGAAACAAATGTCACATTTTGCAAAAGTAACAGACGGTAAGGTAACGCAAGTTATCGTTGCTGAAAAAGAATTCTTTGATACCTATGTAGATTCTACACCAGGTGAATGGATTCAAACATCATATAACACACAAGGTGGAGTTCACAAATTAGGTGGTACACCATTACGTGGTAACTATGCTGGTATTGGTTATATATATGACCGTGCTAACGATGTTTTCTATGCACCACAACCATACGCTTCATGGGTATTAAATAAAACTACATGGTCTTGGGAAGCTCCTGTAGCAATGCCTACAGATGACAAACGTTATACATGGGATGAAGCAACAACATCTTGGGTTGAAGCAGCAGCTCTATAATTAGGGGGTAACCATGAATATGGAAAAAATAACAAGTATGTTATTCCCAGTGATAGTCTCGGCTATTGCTTGGTTACTTACTTCTATGACTACTATTCAGGCAGACTTAATTACTATTAAATCTAAAATGCCTAATCTTATTACAGAACAAGGTGTACCTACTGACAGCCCTATTTCTGCTGAAGCAAGGGCAAGACTTAAAGAAGAACTCAAAGGTCAAATAGCAGAACTATCTATTCGTATTAGGTTATTAGAAGAACATGAAAAATCAAAAGGATTTAGATAATGTTTAGTATCCTAAGTTCAATTCTTGGATTTGCTACTGCAGGTTTACCTAGCATACTAGGGTTCTTTCAACAAAAAGGAGACCAATCACATGAACGTGAAATGGCTAAGTTGCAAAATGAACAAGCTCTACTTATGGCTCAAAAAGGTTTT